TTATCTATAAGGAAGTTAACTCGTTCTTCTGCGAATGCCTTTGCGTCATTTTCTACACTCATTAGTATCCTGCCTCAAGTTGTCTTATCTTGATGATGTTACCAATCGTAGTATGTCTCCAGTTGAGATTGTTCATAATACTTTCGAGAGTTTCGACAATAGTCTTTAGATACTGAATGCGTATTTCACTCTCTTGTATCTCTTGGTCGGCATCGTAGTAGTATTTTTCTAGGTCGCCCTTCAATACTTTGAGTCCATTAAACGGGTCGGGTGACCAGTTCTTTGACTTCATAGTCTCTTCGTCCATCTTCCCATTGTACCATAACCACTTATCTTTCAACAAAGACTTCTGAGAAAACTCTGCCTTCTTTAATCGTAATTTAGTTAGGGATAGATACTCAAGATACTTGGCATGCATTTTAGGAGTGTCCATACTATTCTTATCAAGTTGACCCTCTTTTATAAGGGAGTCCTCTTTCCATTCTGCCAATATTGATTCTAAATCTATCATAACTTATATAATATCATACTTGACATCATAAGTCAAGCATTATTTTTATTTTATTTTTGTNTGTTTATTTTATATAAATAGAAGTAGAAGATATAGGAACTAAAAATGCCACAGAATACCGCAACACTTAAAACACAACTAAAAGATGTAGAACTTACATCTAATGTGAACTACCTACAACCTACGGGTTTCCGTATTAGTATTGATAGAACACGATATCCCAATCTAGAATATTTCGTTCAAGAGGTATCTCACCCTTCTATGAGTGTTAATGCTGTTCCTCTTTCTGTAAAACGATTGACTTCTGTTCCTATAGTTGGCGATAAAATTACTTTCAGTTCTGTTGAGTTTAGTATTCTCCTCGATGAAGATATGACATCTTACAGAGAAATGTTTGATTGGATGCAACGCGGTGTGAACCAAGGTCAAGTATCTGCGGAAAATAGAAGAACCGCGATACCAACATATTCTGATATAACCTTGTCTATCCTTTCAAGTCATAACAACTCAGTAAGACAAATCACATATAGAGATTGTATTCCTACTGACTTAGGTGCAATAACATTTAACTCTACATCGGGTGATGCATCGTATCTAACTTTTAGTGCTTCCTTTGCATTTTCTCAGTTTGAGATTAAATAGGAGAACCTATAGTTCTTCTCTCAATGTCATCGTGAGCAAACTCTGCCCAATAAAGTTCAAACGCAACACCATCTCTGACACCTTCAAACTGATGTATCTTTCCAGGTTTTACTTGACAGAAGTCTCCTGCGTTTAGTATTGTTTCATCAACAAGACCATCCTGTTCTCCGTCTTGCCAGACTCGTACAATCATAGTACCACTCTCAACAAAGAAACCATTCCATTTATGTTTATGTAAATGCTCGGAACACTTGTATCCCTTTTTGTAGTTGATACGATGAAACTCTAATACACCATTAGCATGTATCAGTTCTGTGTTTCCCCAAATCTTTCCTGCCTTAGTTCCCATTAGTCTTCACCCCTTAGATACATTTGTCTCTCTTCCTCTTCCTCTTCGGTAGTCATAGAGGTATATCCACCACAATCTATATCGACACTTGTTATAAAAACAAATAGGACAGTTCCAAAACCACCTATCATTAATCCTAGAAAAAACTCAAACATTATCAACTCCATTTATAATTATATAGGGAGAGAATAAGTCACACATTTACTATGCGACCTTTCTCAATCCACTCTAACTCTTCGAACTTTTCATCATAGGTACGTCCAGAGACCGTGAACCCTTCGGTGTGCCTCTCGTCTAGGATAAACTTGACTGCTTCCTTTGCGGTTGCAAATCGTTTCCAATCCTCGTTCCTTGTGTTCAACTTTAGTTTTACTTCATATGCTTTCATTATACATTTTCCTNTCTGATTTGCNTTTCTGTATTCATGTCTTTTATAAGTTTTGNGTTGTAACCACTGACTTCATATTCCTTTAGAAACTCAAAGTCAAATCCATCAAATATNCNCGATGAGTTCTTCGTATCTGTTTTCGAACTCTATACGAGTATTGAAACATTCTTGCACGAACTCTTTATCTTTAGTGTATCCTAATACTAATGCCATTGTTACGCACCTCCTGCAAAAAGAAGACTTGCAAGCATTGCTTCATCTTCGTCAACGGCATCTTCTATTTTCTGAACTTTTGCCCTGACCTTTTCGAAAGTAGGGTCACCATCAAGGTCTTTGAAAAGTCCTAATGTTATTCCTTCTTTGACTGATGCCTCAATGCTCGCTTGGAACTCTTTTTCGTCATATTCGTAAGTTTCGTATTCCATAATATATTTTTCCTTTTCTCTATTATGTGTTACCATACCATACTTAACAGGGAATGTCAAGTACTTTTTTCATTTATTTTGTTAAGTCTAAGCGAAGTTTTGCAGTCTCTTTCCACTCGTAACCCATTTGGTCTAACAAGATGTCACGAACTCTTTCGCGGTCAAGACTATCACCATCACCCCAAGTATATGTTTCAGTCTTATCTGCCAAAACTTTGTTAAGGTAAATCACAGTTGCAGTGACCACATCATTTTTCTTGACACCGAAGTCATATATACAACCTTTACCATAGAAACTAAGAACATAATCAACAAACTCTCTTGTTGTTTTGTACTTCTCGATATCTTTTCTATTTACTTTCATAATATTTCCTTTCTTATTATGTCTTACAGTACCATATGAAACAGAGAATGTCAAGTACTTTTTTTACTTTTTTTCATTTATTTTTAGACAAAAAAAAGGGAGACCCGAAAGTCTCCCCAAAAACTGGTTGGTTAACCCAACTCTCATTTTTTTTACAGTAATCTATGTAAGGATGTTAGTCACTTTTGAGATTCTGTAGTACTGGTTAGTTTTGACTGTTGCCAAACCATCTGAAGGTGTTGCACCTACGAATGGGTTAGACGCCATGCCGTAACGAGTTTTGAAACCGATTTTTGGAGCAAATGAGTTTTCAGAAACTGCTTTAACCATTTGTAACGGTACATATGGGCAATAGAATACGCCTGAGTCATATGGGTTTGAACCCTTATAACCTACAGTGATGTAGTCTGTGCTTGCATATGGGTCGATGTATACTTTGATACGTCCGTTTAATAGACCAGCAAAAGTGTTACCTGTGTCATCTACCTGTAGGTTTGATGCGATAGCAGGTGAGTAGTCAAGAGTTCCAGCAGCGGCAAGAGCAGTAGCAACATCTGATGAACAGATTACTACGTTACCTTTACCACGACGAGTTTCTTTAGCAATAGTGTTTGCTTCTCTGTCGATGTGTACTCCGAGACCTTTGAACTTCTCTGCACTCCAACGTCCATCTGTATCTGCAGACATATTGAATATACCTTTAGCAGTTACGTTTGACTGTTGTGCGCCTGTTTTTGCTTGTGAGTTAATTGTTCTGATAACTTCGCGGTTGATTTCAGCGAGGATTTCAGTTGACAATATGTTTGCTAACTCTGTTTCAGCATCTAGACCGTGGATTGCTTTAAGGTCTTGAGCAAGTTCTAATGAATACTCTGCCTTTAATGCACGTGACTTAGCAGTAACAGTTTGCTTCTCAATGGTGAAACCCATTTCGTTGAAAGCAGAACCGCCAGTTGCACCTAATGCTTCAGCATCAGCAGTTGGCATACCGCCTGCACCTAGTGCAGTTAGACGTGCGCCTTCTGAATCAACACCGTTGAAACCAGATGCGTTGTCTGAGTCATGTGTACCACCAGAGTCGCCACCGAAGCGTGTTTCTGCTTCGTTGAATAATGCTTCTCTTGAAGATGTTGCACCTTTACCATATCTTGCTTTCATAGCAAAGATAAGACCAGTTGGTCCGTTCATTGGTTGAACACCACATACGTCGTATGCGATTAGGTTTGGCATTGAACGTCGTACTAATGAGATTAATACTGGGTCAAAGTTAGAAACACCTGATGTAGAGTTTCCTGGTGCCGCGGCATTCTCTGTTAAGAATCCGCTAAGTGCTGAACGCTCTTCTTGTAAAGCACGCTCTTGGTTTTCTAGGATAGCGGCAGTAACTTGACGTCTGTGGTGGTCTTTGATTGCCACACCTTCGTCTAGGACTGGTGCCCACTTTTCCATTAATGTGTCGTATGATTGTTGCATTGTGATACTTCCTTATTTTAATGCTGTTTTACGAATTGTAGAAAGATAAGATGCCATTACATCAGAAACTTCAACCGTTTGGTCTGCTTCTTCTGCAATTTCTTCTTGTATTTCTTCTTTGATAGTTTTACTAAAGTATGACTCTTTGATTGTGTTTACTTTTTCAACGAAGGATTCTTCGCTTCCAAAGTCTACATCTTCAACGAGTGATTTTAGTTTTTCAACTTGAGTCTCTGCAAGGTCACGAGATGCTTCACGAATAATCGTGTTTCTCTTGTATCCTTCTAGTTCTACTGTAGTGTCGATTACTTTCTGTGTTTGTTCGTTGAGTTTTGTTTCCAACTCATCTACAGACTCAGCAAGTTCATCAACTAGGTCAACTTTAGATTCTGGAACATCAATGTAAGACTCTGTGAAGAGGTCTTTCATTTTCTCCATGAAAGTTTCAGCAATCTCAGTACGCAGACCATTCTGCACAGCAAGTTTGTTGTCTTCCATCCAAGTTTCAACTACATAGTTGAGGTAGTTGTCCACTTTCTCTACAAGGTCAGATTTAGTTGAAGATACTTCTTCTGCTAACTCTTCTTTGTATTGTGCTTCTAATCTGTCAACTTCTTCTGAAAGTTTTGATTTTAGAGCAGACTCAAAAAGTATTGCGGTTTTTTGCTTAAACTCTTCGGAAAGAGTTGCTTCAGACTCAACTAGTGCTTCTAACTCAGCAGAAGTATCTACAGTTGTTTCAACAACAACTTCACTATCTTCCATATCTACTGATTCATGATAACTGGCATACATGCCTTGCATATCCGTTTTGGACATTTTCAACATTTTGTCAGTCATCGCACTAATCATACCCGCTTTTGTTTTTGGGTGGACTTTCTTGATTTGGGGAGGAGCATCTTTTACTACCTTATCGACAGACGCGACTGCATCTTCGGGAGAAGTTGCTTCGGGGTCTTCTTTAGGAGCAGATGCTTTACCATCCATTTCTTCGAGAGTTTGTTCAACGATTTCGTCTGTTACTACATCGTCGAGGTCTTCATGTTTTTCAGTCATAATGACTCCTTTACATATTAGATTTTAGTAACGAGAGGAAATTCTTAAACTCTCGAACACTTGTCTCATATAAGACAGTCTTCGGAGCATTCTTAATTTCAATCTCCATTTGTTCAATTACTTGAGGTTTCAGAACACCGTTATCCCAAATCCAATCAACACCTTCCATTATACCATTAACAAAAGCATCTGGTGCTGATGGGTCTTGTACGATGTCAACCGTACTAAGAATAAAGTCGTCTTTCACGACCATTGCGCCATTCCTGTTCTCAAGACTACCCATACCACGAGTTGACACACCTAGTTGCACACCACCATCGAGAAGACCTTTCACAATCTTACCCATTGGAGTATCCAATATTTGTGCCTTTCCTACTACATCAATTCCCTCTAACTTGAGTTCGGTGATTAAGTGAGAAACTTTATCCAAGTTGACAGTTGGACCTTCGGGGTGATTTAACTCTCCGACTGCCCTTTTCTTTTCAACTTGTTCTGTAACGTACTTTTTTACTGCCTTTTCCATAATCGGTTTAGGGTAAACTCGTCCGTTTCTATTCTTTTTATCTGCTTGTGCGAAAACGCCTTCTATAACGTATTTCTTTTCGCCATCTTCTCTTTTCTCTACGAGACACTTTAGTGTATCGTTCTCTGTAAATTCTGTAATTAACTTCATTAGGTCAATTCCTTTATGACTTTATCGATTGCCTTCTTTGCGTCGTTCAAAGTATCATAATGGTCTAAGTGGTCGCCATCAACATACGCAACAAAACTTTCTTTGCCTTGAGTCACAAGTACAGGAATCTTCTTGATTGTCTTTTTGAAGACAACCTTTCCTTCTGGTTTACGACCCGCAAGTTCTGTTATGAGGTTTTTATAAGTTTTCATACTTCTATTTATACAAATTTATTTTTATAAAATTAACTAATTATTCGATTTCTGCGACTATTTCTTCGTCAGATATCTCCATTTCTGCTTCTGGAACCTCTCCGTTAAAGATTTGTCCTGCAACAGATATTCTCTGTGACTCTAATGCACTCGATTGTTTGTCTTGTAAGACAGACGTAAATATATCTTTTGCCTTATTAAGTTCACCATCACCTATATGGTCTATCATTTGTGCTAATGCTTCATTACTCATTTTTATTCCTCATCTTCGTCTTTTACGGCATTCTCGCCTTCGACTTGGTCTTTCATTTCTTTAATATCGTCATCACTCATC